ACGGAGCCATACAACGAACTGAGCGGTGCAGAAAGAGCCGCAGCCACCGAGCGCGCAAAGACTGTTTTTGATAGTTGTTGCAACCAGCCTTCGGCGCAAGCCCAGGAGAAGGCTGACAGGGTGATCGCCGCACCGGAGCGCGAGGAAATCGGACAACTTCCGGCCCGCTGAATCACGGATGGCAGGCCGTTAGCCGCCTTCCGTTCTGACATTGCCAGCCCGTCTCTGTTCGCAGGGGCGGGTTTTCGCGTGAGGAGACCGCTGATGTACTACCGCTTTGTGGAAGTGGAAGGCGAAGAAGACGACCTCGATCGTGTCGCCAACGAGTGGCGCGCGAAGGGCTACGAGCTATTCCAGGCCGTCTACAAGACCACCTACCGGTGGGTGCTGATCTTCAGCCGCAATGTCGGCGTAGAGCAGCCCGGTAACTCGTCAGCTTCATAAGCTGGAGAGCCGCAAGTCGAACCCTGTCGCCGCAACGAATCAGGGGTAGCTGGTAGGAACCAGCGCCTGCGTATTCGGGTGCCCCTCTATCGATGTTCGATCGACTGCCAGGATGCTCATCACGAGAAAGATGAGGACGAGTATTAGTGCCATAAATGCGATGCCTGCTTTATCCATCCCCCAACACGATCTATGAATGCGAGCAAAGCAAGGCAACACCGGTGAAGTTCCCTCACCGGGGCCTGTCATAGTTGATGGTGACAGCGCGAGTGGCGCACGGTATACGTGCTAAAAGGCATCGCTTAGCTCACGCCCTCCCATATAAAAAAGTCCCGCTGCCGCTCGCCGAAGTGTACGGGCGGGCTACTCCCCACAAAGAGGTCACCATGTCCTATCGCGTCGTCGAATACGATTCAGGCCCCGGGGGTCTGCCGGGCATGGAAGCGCTCATCAACGAGTGGGCGGCCAACGGCTACCGGCTTGATCAGGTGGTCCGGAGATCGACATACCAGTGGCTGCTGATCTTTTCCTCGCTCAGCTGAACGCAAACACCAGCCACGCCAGCGTGCAGGCAGAGGCGATGATCACTGCGATCGCGATCCGTTCGACTGCTTTGTCCATGGTCTCTAGCGTTCAAAAAGAATCCGTCTAAACAGTGGCGCATGCTCGAGGGCCACCGGCCTCCGGTAAGGGTAGAGGTGGGGACGTCAATCACTCGACGTCGGCCTCAACCCGGACGGCGCCTTCCCATAGTATCTCAGGGAACTGTGGATCTGGGTTAACCCAATACAGACGACAGCGCTCCGCCAGGCGGGTGAAAAGCGGTTCGGGAACGTCTTCAAAGATTGCGACGTCGCCTCGGTGCCGGTTGGCGTTGTCATCGACAGGAGCGACGCGGAAGATCCTATGGTTTTGATTGAACCTGTCGCGGAAACGTTGGGCAAGCGCCAAAGTCTCGTTAAGGAAAACGACGGACCCTCGGCTCGGGGCGTCTGGCACCCAAGCGATCCTGCTCGCCTCTAGAGCGGATTCCCACATTAAGTTGCGGACCAGTGGGGATATCTGTGCGCCGGCCACGTTCACTTTTATCGAGGGTTGAGAGGTCTCGATGATGCTTCTGCCGAATTTTCCTGGCTGGATTACGTCACCAGCCTGCCAGTCTTCTTCGCTCACGTGGAAATACATTGTCGCCTCAAGGTTAGCTCATGCCCATCCTGAAAAACGCACGGCACGAGAAGTTCGCGCAGGCCCGCGCGAAAGGCAATACAGTCGATGAGGCGTATGTCGTCGCCGGCTTCAAAGCCAACAGGGGAAATGCAGCACGTTTGAATGCAAATGAAAGCATTCAAGAGCGCGTAGCCGAAATCCAGGGCAAGGGCGCTCTCAAGGCGGAAGCGACCGTTGAACGTGTTCTGAAAGAGCTGTCTCGTATCGGCTTCTCCGATCTTCGCCGCGTGTTCGATGCGAACGGCAGGCTGCTTCGACCCGAAGAGTGGGATGATGACACAGCCGCAGCAGTCGCTTCGGTCGAAGTGGTGACCCGCAACATTGGAGACGGTGAGGTCGAGCACGTCCACAAGATTAAGGTCTGGGACAAGAACAGCGCCTTGGAGAAGCTCGCCAAGCACCTCGGTATGTTCATCGAGCGTGTAGAGCACTCCGGGAGCATGAGCCTCAATGTCTTGCCAGAGGATGCCGAACTGTGACGCATGCAGGTAGCTCGATTAACGGAGAAACAGCGAGAGGCTAATCGCCTTCTTGCCGGCCCGACGCGCAACATCATGCTCCGCGGCGGGTCTCGTTCCGGAAAGACGTTCGTTCTTTGTCGGGCGTTGATCCAGCGAGCGATAAACGCTCCGGGTTCGCGGCACGTCATATTCAGGTTTCGGTTCAACCACGCGAAGACATCGGTCTGGTCCGATACGCTGCCCAAAGTTCTGGCCCTCTGCTTCCCGTCGGTTCGGGTGAGGTTTGACAAGACCGACTTCTATGTCGCGCTGCCGAACGGATCACAGATCTGGATAGCCGGCCTCGATGATAAGGAGCGGGTCGAGAAGATCCTGGGGCAGGAATACGCCACTCTCTACTTCAACGAGAGCAGCCAAATCCCTTGGGCATCCGTCGAAATGGCGATGTCTCGCTTGGCGCAGAAGTGCGAACTCGCTCCAGCGATCGCCGCCGCGACAGGCAGAAGGTACCTAGCCCTCAAGGCCTACTTCGACTGCAACCCGCCGTCTAAGCTCCATTGGAGCTTTCAGATGTTCCGGGCGAAGATGAAGCCGGGCACGAAGGAGAAGCTGGCCAAGCCGGAAGACTATGCCGAGATGCAGGTGAATCCTGCCGACAACTCGGAGAACCTGCCGCCTGAGTATTTCGAGGTTCTGGCCTCGATGTCCGCGGCGAAGAGGTTGCGGTTTGAGGCCGGAGAATGGGCGAGCGAAGTCAGCGGCGCTCTGTGGGCTCTTGAGGATCGCAAGGCGCCCGACGGGAAGCTGATGCCGGGAATAGACAGCCTGCGTGTCGCCAGCGCTCCTGAAATGCGGCGCATCGTCGTTTCCGTCGACCCCTCCGGTACGAGAGGCGATGGCGCGGGTGACGATATCGGTATCGTCGTCGCCGGCCTCGGCATCGATGGGCATGGCTACATTCTTGAGGATGGCACCTGCCAGTTGTCGCCAGAAGGATGGGGCAGGCGAGCGGTCGACCTCTACCATCGCCACCAGGCGCACCGGATCATTGGGGAACGGAACTTTGGCGGCGACATGGTGCGCTTCACCGTCTCGACGGCTGACAAGACCGCGCCCTTCAAGGAAGTTGTCGCCAGCCGAGGCAAAGCGGTGCGAGCAGAGCCTATCAGCGCGCTGTATGAGCAGGGCAAGGTTCATCACGTCGGAGACTTCCCCGACCTTGAAGACCAGATGTGCAATTTCACGCCATCAGGATACCTCGGAGAGGGTTCACCTGATCGGGCCGACGCCCTGGTCTGGGCTCTCACCGAGTTGATGCTTGGAGGTTCGTCCTTCACGCTGACGAACGTTTAGGAGCGGACATGGCCAACATCATCGCGTTCGTCCGCGACAGCCTGACAAACATGGTCGCCAGCCTGGGTACCAGCCGGGACAAGGCCGCGGCTAACGTCTATTCGATGCCGATGCTCACCGACGAGGAGCTGCTCAACGCCTACCGTGGCGCGTGGCTTCCCAAGAAGATCGTCGATATCCCGGCATTTGACAGCATCCGTGCCTGGCGCGACTGGCAGGCGAAGAAGCCGCAGATCGAGGCGATCGAAGCGGAAGAGAAGCGCCTGAACGTCATGGGCAAGCTGCTGGAGACCCGCATCAAAGCGCGGCTCTGGGGCGGCGCTGCTCTCGTCATCGGTACCGGCGACAAGGACCTGACGGCGCCGCTCGACGTCGAGCGCATCACGAAGGGCGGCCTGAAATACCTCACGGTCATGACGCGCCGCCACCTCACCGCCGGCAAGATCGAAAGAGATCCGGCGTCGGAGTGGTATGGCAAGCCGAAGGTCTATCAGCTGAACTCGGCCGATGGCGCGCAAATCGAAATACATCCGTCGCGCCTGGTCATCTTCAACGGCAGCCAGCAGCCGGACGAGGACATCGTAACGACCAACTATGCCGGCTGGGGCGACAGCGTCCTCTTGTCGGTGGTCCATGCAATCAAGCAGGCCGACGGTACCGCGGCGAACATTGCCAGCCTCGTTTTCGAGGCGAAGGTCAACGTGATCCGCATTCCGGATTTCATGCAGAACCTCGGCAACGCAGAGTACCGCGCCAAGATCCTCGAGCGCTATACGCTTGCGGCGACGGCAAAGGGCATAAACGGCGACCTGCTGCTCGACAAGGAAGAGGAATACGAGCAGAAGACGGCCAGCTTCGCCACGCTCCCCGACGTCCTGATGTCGTTCCTGCAGATCGTCTCCGGCGCCGCGGACATTCCGGCTACCAGACTTCTCGGCCAGTCGCCGGCCGGCATGAACGCCACCGGCGAAAGCGACCTGCGCAACTATTACGACCGCTTACAGGCTATGCAGACCGTCGAGATGACGCCGGCGATGGCGCGCCTCGACGAGTGCCTGATCCGGAGCGCTCTCGGCTCTCGCGACCCGGACATCTATTACGAGTGGGCGCCTCTCTGGGGCATGTCAGAGAAGGAAAAGGCTGACGTCTTCAAGACGAAGGCCGATGCTGCTCGGCAGTTGGTCGGGAGCGGTACGGGGCAGGAGATCATCCCGCGTGAAGCGGTCTCCGACGCTCTGGTCAATACCTTCATCGAAGACGGCTCGCTGCCCGGTCTCGATGCAGCGATCGAGGAGTACGGCAAGCTTTCTGAACAGGAGCCGGATGAGGAAGAGCGCGCCGCGGCAGCCACACAGACATCTGCAGCAATGAATCCGAGCGGCTGATCAAGTGGTGGAGAAAATCACCATGAAAAGACCGGCCCAGAACAAGGCCGACAACTCAGCCGCCAACAGGAAACCAAATGCGGTGTCGCTCATGTAATCCTCCGTAGGCAACCTCCATTGCCGAGAGGACTATAACGGACGAAAACCGGTCTCGCTACTCACTAAGATGCAAGTAGCGAGTAAACCAGGACGCCGACGGAACCCCAGAAGCCGACCATTACCAATGCCATCGCGGCAACCAAAACCTTCGTCACGACGAAACTCCACGACTGTTATGAACGTCCAGAACCTAGCCCGTGGCTGAAGTCTTGGTAACGGACCATGGTCTGATCTCGCTGCTTCGTTCGAATTGCCATTGCCGTCCTCACTAGGGCGGCTTCTCTTTTGAGGCAACCATGAAATTCACTGACTTAGCACCGATCGCGGGCACGCGACGGACCGCCGACGGCTACCTTGTTGCTGACGCCCGCACCGCGCGCACCGGCATCCAGCTCTATGCCGGCCATGAGGTCGGCAAGCCAGAGATGTCGGTCGTGAAGGTCTATCGGCCTGAGGCGCAAGTCTTCGACAAGGCAAGCCTCGGCAGCTACGCCCACAAGCCGGTGACGAACGATCATCCGGACGAGGCCGTCACCGCCGATAATTGGAAAGCGCTTTCCGTCGGCCAGATCGGCGACGAGGTCGCGCGTGAAGGTGAATTCGTCCGCATCCCTCTCATCGTCATGGATGCAGCGGCAATCAAGGCGATCGACGAAGGCAAGCGCGAGCTCTCCGCCGGCTACACCTGCGATCTCGCATGGGAGCCGGGCACCACGCCAGCGGGCGAGAAGTACGACGCCATCCAGAAAGATATCCGGATCAACCACGTCGCCATCGTGCAGCGTGGCCGCGCCGGGTCAGAAGCTCGCATCGGCGACGGTGCGGGGAAGTGGGGCGTGAGCCCCGTCAACACCCAGATAGCAGATGAAAGGATACCGAAGATGGATCTGCGAAAAATTCTGGTCGATGGGCTCACGGTCGAGACGACCGATCAGGGCGCACAGGCCATCACCAAGCTGCAGAAGGACCTCGAATCGTCCGCTGCAAAGTTCGCCGACGCTGAGAAGGCGCACCAGACGGCTCTGGCCGCCAAGGATGCCGAGCTGGCGAAGAAGGATGCCGAGATTGATGCTCTGAAGGGCAAGATCCTTTCCGACGCGGATCTCGACAAGCGCGTGCAGGCCCGCGCCGATCTCGTCACCAAGGCCAAGGTCCTGGCGAAGGACGTCAAGACCGAAGGCCTGTCCGATGCGGCCATCCGCAAGGCTGTGGTGGTTGCCAAGCTGGGCGATGCGGCCGTCGCCGACAAGTCGGAGGCCTACATCGACGCTCGCTTCGACATGCTCGTCGAGGACGCCAGCAAGAACGGCGCCGATCCTTTCCGCACCGTTGTGCAGCAGGGTCTCACGCAGACTTCTGACGCCAGCACCTCCGCAACCGCTCACAAGTCCATGGTCTCCGAACTCGAATCGGCCTGGCAGACGAAGGGAGCTAAGTGATGCCTGCAATTCAGACCACTTATAGCGCCACGCACGCCCGCTGGATCGAGGGCATGAACCTCAACATGGAGCCTTCGGTCGTCGTCACGCGCCTCGCTGAGGACGTCGAGGGCGTCGGCTTCGGCAAGGTTTGCGTTCAGGGCACCGCCGACAACCAGGTTGTCGACTCCGAAGCAACCGCCAAGTTCGCCGGCATTGCCGTTCTCGACACTACGCGACCAAGCGGCAAGTACGATCAGTACGACAACGTCTCCGTCATGAAGAAGGGCGTCATCGTCGTACAGGCCTCCGTCGCGGTCGCTGTCGGCGATGCCGTCTATTACGTCCCCGCGACCGGCGTTCTCACCAACGTCTCGACGGGTAACACCCTCATCCCGAATGCTCAGTGGGATACCAGCACCGCAGGTGCCGGCCTCGCTGCTCTTCGCCTCGGCTAACAGGAGCGATCTCGATGAACGCAATTATCACCCATGACGCTCAGCAGGTCGCGATGAGCTTCCTTATCCGTCAGGCCTCACTGATCGAGCCGACGGTCTACGCGATGAAGTATCAGGATATTCAGTATCCGAGCCTCATCCCGGTCGACACTTCGGCGCCGGAATGGATTCAGTCCGTCACCTATTTCTCGATGGACTCGGTCGGCCAGGCGCAGTGGTTCTCCGGCCTGGCGCACGATGTGCCGAAGGTCGAACTGACCCGCGAGAAGTTCGAGACGACCGTCAGCATGGCCGCGATCGGCTATGGCTACACGCTCGAGGAACTGGGCACCGCTCAGCTGCTCGGCATGAACCTGACCAGCGAGAAGGCCTCTTCGGCACGTCGTATCGCCGAGGAGAAGATCGAGCAGGTCGCCTTCGTCGGCGATACCGGCAAGGGCTTCTCCGGTCTGGTGAACTCCTCGACGCCGACGGCAACGACGGCGCCCGCCGACGGTGCCAGCTCGGCAACGACCTTCGCCAGCAAGACGCCGGACCAGATCCTCCGCGATATCAACGGCCAGCTCACCGGCATCTTCACCGGCACGCTTGGCGCGGAGATCGCGGATACGCTGCTCCTGCCTTATTCGGTGCTTCTCGATCTCTCGACCCGCCGGATCGATGCCGTCAATCAGACGACCATCCTCGAATGGATCGAGCGGAACAACATCTACACCCGTACCACGGGCCAGCCGCTCACCATCCGCGGCGTGTTCGGGTTCCTCGACACGGCCGGCGCGGGCAGCACCAAGCGCATGGTTGCTTACCGCCGCTCGCCCGAGGTGCTGAAGATGCACATGCCGATGCCGTTCCGGTTCCTGCAGCCTTGGCAGACGGGCCCGATCAAGTTCGACGTTCCGGGCATCTTCCGTCTCGGCGGCGTCGACATCCGCCGCCCGAAGGCTGTCCGCTACCTCGACGGCATCTGAGGAGGATCAGATCATGAAGATCACCAACACCCAGCCGGGCCCGCGCGGCATCAACACAGTCAATGGTCCGGTTCTCGTCGAGCCGGGCCAGACCGTCGAGGTCGAGATCTTCGCCCGCGAGAAGGCGCATATCAAAGCGTCTAAGTGGTTCGAAGTCGAAGGCGACTATACCGACAATCCCGGCGTCACCGCGGCGCCGGCCTTGAAGGACGCCGCCCAGAACGTCGACGCCGAACTCGATCGCCTCCGCGCCCAGCTGGCGGAGCGCGATGCCGAACTGGCGAAGCTCAAGGTCCAGGACGATCAGCCGAAGACGGCCGCCGAAGTCCTGGCAATGGCAAACGACCCGAACGTGCAGTTCATGTCCTTCAAGTCTGCGGCATCCAAGCTTCTCGGCGAAAAGACGCCGGGCAAGAAGGACGAGATCGTCGCGGCCCTCGAAGATCTGGCAACCAAGCCTGGCGCCTAAGCGCCGGGTTCTATTCCATCGGAGATTGACATGGCTGGATACGGCACGAACGACGGCTTCACGGCGTACGCAACCGAAGCCGGCTATGTCTTTCCCGACGGGACGACCGAGGCCCAGAAAGACGCTGCACGCCAGCGCGGTTCTCTGGCGGTCGACCGGTATGAGCCGAAGTTCAGCGGCCGGCGCACAGACGGCTATGCCCAAGAGCGCGCTTTTCCGCGCACCGGCGCCGCAACCTACTATGGCGAGGCGATACCTTCCACAGAGGTTCCGGCCGCGATCATCAATGCCTCATATGAGGCGGCATTCCTCGAGCTGACGAACCCGGGCAGCCTTTCGCCAGTCGTGACCGGATCGCAAACGGTGAAACGCGAGAAGATCGGACAGCTTGAGGTCGAATATTCAACTTCTTCTTCAACGGATATCGACGATGTCGTCGCGCTCGCCACGCCTGTCGTCACCACGATCGAGGGGCTCCTCTGGCCATTCCTGACGCCAGTCTGGCCGGGTGCATTGGTGGTGTAGCTATCCCGGTCAGAACACGCCCAGAGAGATGAGCAACGAAACTGCACCGACGATTAGAACGACCATCTGGGCCATCTGCTTCATCGTAGAGTCGATTGGAAGCTTCTGCACGAGATAGAGCACCACGACGACGAAAAGAATTGTGACGAGGATGCTGATTGCGGCGGACATGTCCCCCGATCCCTGAAAAAAAGAGCCTTGCGGCATGAAGGCGTAAATATGGCTGAGCTCTCGAAAAGAAAGGGCGGAGGATGGCGAACCCGATCTATGCACGCCTGCAGGCGACCGCGCAGCGCCTCATCGCCAAGTATGGGCAAGCGGGCATCGTGAAGCGCATCACGCCTCCGGATCCTGTCTACGGCGGCGATCCTGTCGAGACCGCGTATCCGGCCACGCTGGTCCCGATGGCCTACGAGGCCCGGTACATCGACGGAACCGTCATCCAGACCAGCGACATGCAGATCTATATCTCGTCGGTCGGCCTCTCGATCGAGCCGACAGTCGGCGACGTCGTTACCGCCAATGGCGCCGATTACACCATCGTGAATGGCGACCCGAACAAATACGACGGCATCACGCCGGTCGTCTTCATCGTGCATGGGAGACTCGCATAGTGAGCATGTAGTTTGCCAGCGCCCGGTCCTTCTCGAAGGGCCGCCCCGCGATGCACAACCTGATCTCACGGCAGGTAGGCAACAAACATGTAGACGTAGACGCAGACCAGGATGAGTAACGCGGTACCGACGATGATCGGAGCCGAGTACTTCTTCATTGAGCCAGCCTCAGTGCATTAGCGGAGCCTTCTATAGCATGGCTGGCACGTTTCGCTGAGCAATTTCGGGAGCCAAGAAGCGGCCATTACCCCGCCTGCAGGTTGGCATTAGGGACTTGGAAGCAGTTCTGCGAAAGGCAACCGCATGACATTGGACGAGTTGCTGTCCACCTATGAGCCGCGCCTTGCCGCGGCATTTCGAGAAGCGATCGAGACGATCAAGTCGACGGCTGTTCTCGCCCGCGTGGTCGAGCGTCTCGATCGTAGTGACGTTAACGGTGCTGTTGAGGCCATGCAAATCGAGCCCGAGGCGTTCTCCGCGCTTGAAATCGCGCTGCAGGAGGCATTCAACGCCGGCGGCACCAATGCTGTCGGCGAGTTGCCGAAGGTCATGGACCCGCAGGGCAACCGCGTCATCTGGCGCTTCGGCGTGCGCAACCCGACTGCCGAGGCGATCTTGCGCGACCTGTCCTCGACGATGGTCATGCACATCACCGTTGACCAGCAGCAGGGCATCCGCCAGGCGCTGGAGCAGGGTCTTGCTCGCGGCGCCAATCCGAGATCAACGGCCCTCGACGTCGTCGGCCGGCAGAGCCGCGTCACCGGCCGCCGAGAGGGCGGAGTGATCGGCCTTACCCGGTACCAGATCGAGTTCATCGAGCGCGCCCGCGTTCATCTGGCGTCCGGCGACCCGGAACTGATGAACCGGTATTTCGAGCTCAAGACGCGCGACAAGCGTTTCGACCGGACCGTTGTTGCCGCGATCAGAGCGGGCAAGCCGGTGACGGGCGAGACGCTCACCAAGATAGTCGGCCGGCTGCGCGACAAGAACCTGCTTCTCCGCGGCGAGATGCTGGCACGGACCGAAACCATGATGGCGCTCAGCTCCGCCCGCGACGAGGCAATGCGGCAGCAGATCGAGGCCGGCAAGGTCCAGGCGCAGGACGTCACGAAGGTATGGCGTTCCGCCGGCGACAGCCGTGTGCGGCACACCCATCGTGTCCTCAGCGGCAAGAGCGTCAGGATGGATGAGGTGTTTCAGAGCCCATCTGGCGCGCTTCTTCGGTTCCCGGGCGACCCGCGCGCACCAATATCGGAGATTTCCGGCTGCCGGTGCCGATTAGAGTATCGCGTGGATCACATTGGCGCGGTCGTTCGCCGGTATCGTGCTGAGGTCGTCTGATGGCAGCGCTCTCTTTTAGCGCTGCCGTGGCGCAATGGGCCGACAAGGTCGGGGGTGCAGTCGAAGCCATCTTCAAGGAGGCGACACACGAGGTCGTCGAAGAAATGCAGAAGCCGATCGAGCAAGGCGGCCGTATGCGCGTAGACACAGGATTTTTGAGAGCGTCACTGCTTGCGTCGTCTACTTCGATGCCAGCAATCAATGCCTCGGCCAATCCGGTGGCGGGCGGAACCTATGCTGCTGACTTCGGGCAGATCGAGGCAGTCATCGTTGGAGCGGACATCGGAGATACGCTCTATTTCGGATACACCGCTTCATATGCCGGGCACCGGGAGTACGGAGCTAAGCAGCCGGCTGACGGCTTCGTTAGGCTCGCCGCTCAGAATTGGCCGCTTATTGTGGATCGGAGGGCCTCGGAGCTGAAGGCTCGTCTGGGGCTTTGACGGCTCGGTTCTTGTCGCTGCTTTGCTCGATCGCCGACAGAAGGCCCAGCTGCAGCAATGTCAGAGCCTTCCGTGCAGCTTTTAAACTAGTTTCGCCCCGAACCGTAGCTGCTTTCTCGCGCCCCAACGCGAGCAGGGCCGCATGGATGCGCTCATAGACCTGATCGTCAGTGAGAGGCGGCTTCTCAGACATAGGTAACGGATACATGGCGGCAGGCACCGACGCAATCATCTTCAAGGCGGTGACTGACCGCCTCATAGCGATGCCCGGTGTGCTGCCGATAGCCGCGCCGAACGTCGTGTTCCCGGCGGCAGGGCAGCCGCTGCCGCCGAAATACCTTCGATTGGCGTTCCTGCCCAACCAGACACGTCAGATCACCATCGGCAACGACCCGCAACAGAAGCGCGGACTATTTCAGGTCTCAGTCGTTTGGCCGGTCGGGCAAGGAATCGTCGGCGCTCTCGATGTCGCTGACCAAGTGATCGATCATTTCAAGAACCGATCCCTATTCGCCTCTGGCGTGAAGATCACGATCAGCAGCGAGCCGTGGGCGGCTGGCCCGCTCCAAGAGGGTGAACGGGTACAGATCCCCGTCACCATTCCATACATCGCCTTCGAACCGGAGAACTGACATGGCAAACAAGGCAACGAAGAAGGGCAGCAAGGTGTATGTTTGCGCCACTGCCCAGAATACCGATCTCATCGAGTCCGCCTATGCGGCGCTCACCTGGGTGCAGGTTGGCAAGGTCGGCAATATCGGTGATTTCGGCGCCGAGTCGACGATGAACAGCTACAACACGCTTGATGAGCCGGTGACCCAGAAACAGAAGGGCACGGCGAACGCCGGTGATCCACAGATCGAGGTCGCGTCGGTGCATGACGATGCCGGCCAGGTCATCCTGCGAACCTTCGGCAATCCTCTGAACCTCGACAACATGGCAATCAAGGTCGAGCGCAACGATGGCGGTGAGGGGTTTACGAACACGATCTTCTACAGCCGCGGCGTCGTGTCTGGCCCGCTTTATCCGGGCGGCGGCTCCGACGACTTCGAGCTCGAGCGCTTCACGATAGGCCTCAACCAGCTGCCGATCCGCGTCAATCCCACTGTAATCCCGTAATCGACAGGTGACCCTTGGACATCTCCAAACTCGTCAATTCTGAAGACCTCTTCGAGCTCAACCTCGCCGGACCGGATACCGATGAACTTGTGGGTATTCGCTTCATGATCCGCTCCGCGGAAAGCGATGCGGTAAAGCGGGTAGTTCGGCAGCACAGCGACAAGTTCCTCGCCAGCCGGAAAAAGAAGCTCACCGCCAGCAAGGTCGAAGCCGAATACCTCGACAAGGCGGCAGCGTCCGTCGCCTCCTGGGACTGGGGCGATCACAACTGGAAGGGTGAAAAGCCGGAGTGCACGTTCGAGAAGGCGCGCGAGGTCTTTGAGGAAGCCGGCTGGATCTATGACCAGGTCGCCACGGCTTCGGAGGACCGCGCAAATTTTACGAAGAGCTTGGCGAAAGGCTCTGCGAAGCCGTAGCGATCGTCGCGCGCTATGACAGCGTCCGAGACACGGACGGTGAGACCAGGCGCAAGCGCAACGAGAGCTTTGAGATCGAAAGCCCGGAAGCGGAGGTGCCGGATAACGGCGCCTTCCTCTGGGATTGGTTCTGGGAGCTTCGGCAGTCGCAACCGCCGGGGTTCTCCGGGCCAGTACCGATCTCCAACCTCGAAATTGCCGCATGGTGCCAGTTGACAGGCAATATCGTCCGCCGCGAAGAGGTGTCGCTCGTCAGGGCAATGGATGCGCGGTTCTGTATAGAAATTGAGGCAGAGACGGAGGCGATCCGGGCGAGAGAAGCGAACTAGCTGTCCTGTATCTTCGATCCGGGCGGTTTTTTCCCCTTGGCCTTGAATTCGGCAACCCTGATCTGGATGCGTTCGGCAAGAGCAGAAACCTTTCGCGTCAATTCTTGTGCGCGTTCGATTTCCTCGACCGAGCCATAAACCTCGACAGAGTCAGCAACACGGTCGATGTAGCGCCGACGGGTTTCTGTTTTGCGTTCTACTCTCCGGAGCTCAGATAGGTCGGTCGCAGATTCTGCAGCGGATGACAGAGAGGCGATAACGTGAGGTTCGCTTGAGAGGAACGCAGATCGTTCTTCATCCTCCTTTTGGCGCCGCAATTCGCGGCGTTGCTCCGGCAACGAACGGTGCAACGAAGGGAGGCGTTCCATGTGTCGAATGGCCTCGCTTTGTGCAATGTCGGGGGTCTCGTAAGCTTCGGAGAAGTAAGGCTCCCGTCGATCTTCTGGATAGGCGATGCAGTACTTCCAGCCACCATCCGCTTCGAAGACCGTAATGCGTCTCCCTTTGTAAATCTGCGTGGGATTGCCGTTTTCCGAGAGCGTCCACTCGGTCGACCATGAGAGAGTTGGTGATTGCTGCGTCAGAGCGCTGGATGTGTTTGCCTTTTGGAAGAAGTAAACTACTGCGGCGGCCGCCGCTAAGACAAGCGACCAGAATAACCCACTGCCCATGGTCCCCTCTCAAATGTGACACCCACAGAAATGAAACACGAGCGAGAGTGGAAGTCGAGGACTATTTCGAGTTGTAAAACCGCCATATCTCTGGGTGACCAAGAGAGAAGCGACTGCCTCCGCCTCCCATTACTTGAACTCTTCCTTGGTGCCGTCTTCGTAGACGACGCCACGAAGGCACGCGGTAACATTTACGTCGTGTCGATCTAATTTGGCCGCTCGATCAAGTTTGGTGCCAGCATAGGACCCGCCGGTAGTATAGGTAGCGCCAATTGCCAGCTTCTCGTCAAAATCTGCAGGGATCTGTCCAATTCGCTGGCCCAGAGCGTCACTGAAAATGACGCTTGCGTCGATCATTCGGGCAGCCTTCGTCAAGGAACTTGCCAGCGTCACAGCCACTTCCGCTTCGTCGGCCTTGACGTTGACCGACCATTCTTTGACCGTAAGCAGGCTTTCGTTGCAGGCAGCATACGCATTGCCTGCGGTGAACAGGGTCGCACTCAGTAAAATATAGCGCATTTCATCCTCCGATTGAATCGGCAGGACGATAGCGCACGTTCTTTGAAAAGGAAAAGCCATGGCAGATGTTGCGACACTCGGCCTTCAGGTTGAAAGTGGTTCCGTTGAGAAGGGCACCGAAGCCCTCAATCAGTTAACCGGCGCCGCAGCACGCGCCGAGGCGGCCGCCAAGGGGCTGTCGGGTGCCAATCGCGGCGCGGCCGGAGCCGCGGCGGCGGCCGCCAAGGCTTATGCAACAGAAGGTGCTGCTGCGGCGTCAGCCTCGAAGCAGATCGAGATGATGAACCGGGCAGCTAATCAGAACCGCGCATCGTCGCGCGGCAATCTTGGGAATATTGCCGCTCAGTTCCAGGACATTGCTGTCAGCGCGCAGATGGGAATGGGCCCGCTGCAAATTGCCCTTCAGCAGGGTACGCAGCTGGCCGGGGTCCTTTCTTCTATGGAGAGACCCGTTCAGGGATTGGGTGCAGCCTTCTTGTCGGTGCTCTCTCCAGTTAGCCTGCTGACGATCGGCATCATCGCGCTGGCGGCCGCTGGCCTGCAGATGGTTGATTGGACAAAGCTGGCGCAATCGGCACTGATAGCTTTGGCAGATGTTCTCGATGCCATCGCTCCCTATGCCGTGGCGGCTGCCGCTGCTCTCTCGCTGTTGTATGCGCCTGCGATCATCGGCGGGATCATCTCGCTGATCGCGTTGCTCGGTCGATTGGTCGTTCAGCTTGGCATTCTCACGGGAGCTTTCATTCTGGCGAACCCTGCCGTCGCATTCATCGCCGGTATCACGGCGGCGGTAGCGGCGGCCAACATCTTCCGCGACGAACTCGCCAAGATCTTCGGACGTGACATTGTCACCGATGCGAAGAACGCTGTGAATTTCATAATTGCTGCGTTTGTCGGAGGCTTCAACGGCATCAAATCTGCCTGGTCATTGCTTCCTGCAGCTTTGGGAGATTTGATCTACAGCACTGCCCAACTGGTGTTGAAAGGCACGGAACTGATGGTGAATAAGGTCATCTCAATGATTTCTGACTTCATCGGCGGTACCTACGATGCGCTCAGTGGCCTCGCTGGCAAAGTCGGCCTCGACATCGGCACGTTCGAAGGCATCGATCCAGTAGATTTCGGGAAGATCACCAACCCCTACAAGGACAAAGCGTTAGAAGCCGCCAGCGGCATCACACAAGCGATGAAGGAGGCACAAGGCACCGATTTCGTTGGCGAGGGTCTCCGTGTCATTGGTGAGTACGCGTCAACGGCGGCCGGAAAGGTCAAAGACCTCGTCAAGGGCCTCACCGAAGTCGACGAGAAATCGAAGAAGCGCACCGGCGGCAAGAGCGAGCAGGAGAAGTACGCCGACATCGTTGCAGGAGCCGAGCGCCAGATCGCAGCGCTTGAGGCGGAGCGTGATGCTATCGGGCTCACGGAGCAGGCGGCAGCCGCGCTTCGCTACGAGACGCAGCTTCTCAGCGAGGCCCGGCAGCGCGGCATCTCCCTCACAGATGCACAGAAGAGCGAGCTTTCGTCCCTTGCACGGGTCATGGCCTCGATCGAGGAAGAGACCCTCCAGATGGGTGTCGCGCTCGATTTTGCAAAAGAAGTAACCGGAGGCTTCTTCGATGACTTCTTCGCGGGAATTGAGAACGGCAAATCGGTATGGGAGTCTTTCGGCGACGCGGCTTTGGGGGTGCTCGACCGCATCGCCGACAAACTGCTGAACGACGTCCTCGATGCCGTGTTTCAGGTCAGCGGCGCCGGCGCAGGGGCGGGCGGAGGAGGACTCCTCAGTTGGCTCTTCGGCGGGGGCCCAAAGGTGGACCCGTGGGCTGGGCTGCGCGGGTATGCGAACGGAACGAGCTCCGCTCGACCTGGCGTCGCATGGGTTGGTGAAAAGGGGCCGGAGCTCGTCCGTTTCAAGGGTGGCGAGGAGGTCATTCCGAACCATCGCCTTCAACGACCGGGTAATGGCAACGTGGCGCCATCGGACGGTCAGCTAAATCAGAATGGGCCGCGCGAGATCATCCTTCGGGTGATTGCTGAGGAGGGGCCGATGTTCAGGCCCGTCATTCGGTCGGAGAGCCGAGGCGTCTCCGTCGAGACCATAAAACAGTATGACGCGGCGAAGGCAAACATCTACCAAAACGGCGAAGACCGCTAATCTTCGATGGATTTCCCGCCTTGGATCACGGTGAAGTTGCTTTCGCCGCTCTTAGCCTTCCTCATTGATGTGAGGAATTCCTCCATTTCCTGCGCCATTACCTCGAAGGCACGTCGTGCACCGGACCGCTGCTCGGGTGTCAATTTCGGATCACCCGCGAATTTCTCCGCTGAGTTGATGTTCGATTTACGGGCGTTCTCTGTCATGGCCATCAGCGCCTCGTACTGAGATTCATCGATGTTCGATAAAGCGCTTGCAACAAACATAAACATAAAGCGATGGGCATTCGCCCTGAATTCCAGGTCCGATACTTGCTTGACCAGCTTGCTGTGTTCATCGGCCAAGAGCTGAAACACCTGCTGGGTTGTCCCGCTGAAATCGATTGTCCGCACTGATTCCGCTCCCTAATTCCCTACCGCTGCATATTGCGGCCATTACCCTGGATTGCAACCAACATGCCTGATCCGATTCTGTTGCCGACGCTGCCTTGGCGAGACTGCCAGTTTGATCCCATCAATCCGACGGACGTTTCGATGATGGAGGGCCGGCGTTCCGAAGAGCAGGCCGCCGGCACGCCTTTCTGGAAGGCGCAATACACCACGAACTGGATGACGCCAGCCTTTTACGGACTGTTTGATGCCTTCGTGATGAAGTCGAGTTCGCGAGGTGCACCATTTCTCGGATACGACCTGTTCCGGCCACGCCCAATCGCGCACAACAACGGGAAACCTCTCTCCGGCACGAAAGCAGGGGGAGGGGCATTCAATGGCGGCGCGGTTCTGCAGTCCATTACTAACAGCAGAACCATCGTCGTCTCAGGTCTGCCGGCTGGTTTCAAGCTATCATCCGGAGACTATGTCGAGTTGCGGAAGTCGGTGTTGATCCGATCCCTTCATCGGATCGTCGAGAACGCCACGGCGAACGCTAGCGGCGTGATCACGCTCTCGATCATGTTTGGTTTGGACACCCAGCATTTCACTACGTCGGCGACAGTCCATCTCGAGAAGCCGTCGTGTGTCATGAGTATTGATCCGGGCAGTGTGGCGGCACCGAAATCGTGGGCGGGTCGCGAAGCTTCATTTTCCGCTACGGAGATGTTTTTCTCATGAGTGTGTTGGATCCAGCTGTCGAGAGTGCGCTCGAGACCGGCCGCCTTGCACGGCTCGACCTCATCCGCTTCGATTTACCCGGCAAGACCGTCGGCTACCATCGTGGTGGGAGGCCCTACACCTATAACGGTCTGACCTATCTTCCGAACCGATTTCTCGAGCCGGGCGAACTGGTCAGCGCCGTCGGCGTCGCCGTGACGACGCGGACTATCGTCTTCTCAAACATCCCAGTTAGCAACCCCGAGGACGCAGTCTCTCAGATTGAGCAATATAACTATCAAAATGCTCCGATGATCATCTCCCATCTGGCGGGAGATCCCGAAACGGACGCGGTCCTCGGGATTCTCGCCTCATCAATCTACGAGATCGACCAGGTGCGCTACAACGAAGGCGCGGTCTCCGGCTCCGAACGAACGCTGACGATGATGATCGATCTGCAACCGCCCGGACGGTCGGCGCGGGGCTCGACCGGCGTCAAGCGCTCGCAGGCCGAGCAGCAGTTCGACAATAATCCGACCGACACGGGCCTCGAGCTCGTGGCGACGAATGCGACCATCCCCGAGGAATGGGGCCAGGTGAGCCGATAGGAGTTCCTTCGATGAAAAACGTAATAGCAGTAGATTACACGTCCTCAGGGCGTGCGCCGCACGAATGTCCCGGAGACGCCACCAAAGACTGAACACGATAGCCTCTTCGATTGGCCACAGCTATCGGGAGGTCAACGGCTCTGTTGTTATGACAATCGATCCTGCCGTGTTTTGTCCGTCGCCTGCTTCAACTTAATGGTTTCAACGAGTGCCAACAAGGCGTGGCGGGCGTGATCTTTCGCCCGATCCTTGTCTATGTTCGATGCTTCGTCGATGGACCGGTTCACAGTATGCAACGCAATCGACTTGACTTCCTCAATAACGTCGTCGTGCCCTAACCAGAGCAGCATTTCCAGCGCAGCAGCCGCCAATGCTTGCGCTGCTACTCCGGCCCCAATGGCCTGCTCGGTCTTCGCCATGCTTTATCTCCTAAAAGTTGCGGGAGATAAGCATCCCCAGTCGAAAATGTCGAATCCTGATAGGTCCCCATGAACCGCTTCCGCATCGTCGAGGCCACGCTCGCGCGTGAGCTTGCGAAACCCTATGCCTTTGGATCGGCCGATTGCTTCATGCTCGGCTGCGCCTTTGTCGATGCCCTGACGGGCTCGGCCACGACTGAGCGGTACCAGGGCGCCTACCGTACGCTCGCCGGCGCGCAGCGGGCGCTGCGCCGGCGCGGGCATACATCGCTGGTGAGCTTCTTCGCGGCCGAACTCGGCCAGGAGCCGCAGGGCGGCGCGGAAGCGCGCCTCGGCGATCTCGTCATCCTGCGTCTTACCGATGGCGCCGAGCATGTCGGCGTCTGCCTTGGCGCCCGTTTCGTGACCAAGACCGAGCGCGGCCGCAGCGATCACGGCCTCGCTGACGTCGTCGCAGCTTTTCATCTCGGATAATCCATCATGGCAATCTTTACAGGTATCGCCACGGCAATCGCCGGCGCGCTGTTCGGCGGCTCTGCGCTCGCCACCAGCCTGATCGGCGGCGCGCTCGCCTTCGGCGCCAAGTTTGCCGTGGGCAAGATCCAGGCAGCCAAGCAGGTCAAACAGAAGCACACGGCCGTCCAGGGCGAAATTCAGTTCGGCGGCGACGTGCCGGTCGGCACGCTCTATGGCGTCGGCAAGACCAAGGGACAGCGCGCCTTTTATGCCAAGTGGGACAAGGGCAACAAGCGTAACGCCGAGGTCTTCATCCTCGCCAACGGCTGGTGTGACGGGCTGGAGCCGTACGTCTATATGTATGGCGAGAAATACAATCTCGTGGCGCAGGCGACGATCGGCAACGAGGTCGCACGCTACGGCGTCCAAGGCTTCATCGACGGCGACGGCAACAGCGCGATCTCGATCCGCTTCTATGACGGCCGCCCGGGACAGGGCGTCGATCAGCGCCTCGTCGATGTGACGGCCAACCTCGGCAATAAGTGGAAGGCGACCAGCAAGCTTTCGGGCATGTGCTATGTCGTCGTCGAGCGCTACTATCACCTCGAATTCTTCCGTGACGCCGGCAAGGGCAAGCCGGACATCGATTTCGTGCTGCGCGGGCTTCGCGAATACGACCCGCGCAAGGACTCGACGGTCGCCGGTGGCTCCGGGCCGCAGCGGCTGAACACGCCGGCGACCTGGGTGCACACGAAAAACCCGGCCTTGCACCGGCTGAACTACCAGCTGGGCCTTCGCGCGCTGGTCTCCGGCCGCACGCTGATCGGCGAGGGCAAGAGCCTCGGCCAGATCGACCTCGCCACCTATTTCGTCGCTATGAACGTCTGCGACACGCTGCGGGCGAACGGCAAGAAGACCTATGAGTGCTCGCTCTTTGTCAGCGGCGATGACGATCATACAGAGGTGCTGAAGCAGTTCGATGACGCGATGGCCGGCTATGGCCTCAATCGTCGCGGTCTCTCCG